CGCACAGATTGCAAGTGCCGTCGAAGTGTTGGTCAAAGTACAGGAAGGCATTATTACCGAGGAGCAGGCCAAAGTATTCTTGGTGCAGATGTTGCAGTTCACACCTGAAGTTGCTGAAGCATTGTTTATTCAGGGCGTCGATGCAATTGGAATTGTAGAAGAAGAGGTGGCCGAAGAAGAACAACAAACGACAGAGGTAGAGGACGAAACGCAATTGAGCAAACCCAAGCGCATTAGCGAAAAAGACGGCAAAGCGTGGTTGTCACATTTGTCAGACAAGAACGCCCCGCTACCTATGGAAATGTTCACACTGGTCAAGACCGAGGTAGTAACAGACACGTCTGTAGACAAGCGACTGCACAACTACAGGCAGTTCAACCTTGAATCATACAGCGACATTGAAAGTTTTTCAGAGTACGGCGATATTGTAAGCCCGCAAGGTAATTTGTTTGCCGTCCGCTATTCTTACTTCAAAGCTAGTAAGGCCACACCAAAAGGAGCAAGCCGCGACTTTTGTGTAGAAATGATGGGGCTAAGTGATTCGGGTGTCATGTACCGATTTGAGGACATTCAAGACATGAGCGACGCGGGAGAAAACGGACAATTCGCGGCGGCGGGTCAGAGCAGTTACGATATTTTTGAGTGGGCAGGGGGTAAGAATTGCTACCACGGGTGGCAACGAAACATTTTCATCTACGACCCTGAATACAAATTTGCCGACACCGAAGAGGCCGAAGCCGAATGGGACGCCTTGGTAGCAGGTCAGTTTGAAGATGTGATGGACAAGGTAGGTAACAACCCGTACGTCGTACAAAAAGGTGACGAAGCAATTGCACCAATTGACAAGCAATGATTAGTGACCTTTACTTACTACGTGGATTGCGCCGCGACAGAGTGGCGCGTAACCTACGCAACCACGAAGTCAGTGTGTGGGCAGTGGGTCGCGGCACAGACCGCGCCGTTGCCATTCAATACATGGGTAATAGGTGGCGTGGTCAAGACGACTTGCGGCAAGACGTAATTAGAATGGCCGACGACTACAATTTGTCGTTGAATGTAAACATGGAAAAAGTAAGGTAATGGCCGTAATGTATTTGAGTACCGCACGCTTGAAGCGTGACACTACAATTGGTTCAAGTGTTGACGACGACCTATTAAAGCCACAAATTGTACTGGCACAGGACAGACATATTTTGCCCGTTCTAGGTACACAGCTAGACGAGAAGCTAAAGCAACTGGTAACAAACAATGAAATTGACCAAGAACAAAATGTGCAATACAAGACCTTGTTGGTTGATTACATCTTGCCTGCCTTGACTCAATTTGCCTTTGTCGAGGTTGCCTATAGTTTGCGCCTACGATTTGCCAACAACACAATTTCCTTGCCCGACACTGAGCAGGGAGGTAACGCTAGTATTTCAGACATTAAACTTGTTTTAGACCGCGCTGAAGACATGGCTATGTTCTACCGCGAACGTTTGATTGAACGTCTTAGACACCACACAGAGTTGTACCCTGAGTACCAAACAAACACAGAGGACGACATTCACCCGACGACGCGTAACTATTTTCAAAACCTAAATGTCTACGAAACCAAAGTACCCGACAACCAACGACGAGCGTTCTTGTCGGCTATCAACTGGCGACCATAAACCCCGCAAGTCGCAGGTGGCAAACTTTGAGAAGTTGAGTCAATACCTACAGCAATGGCAAACAAAAAAGTAACCGACCTAACCGCAATAACAGAGGCGGCAAAAGGCGACCTTCTTATGATTGTCGACGTCAGTGACACGACTGATTCGGCTGAAGGAAGTAGCAAAAAAATTACGACAACCAATTTCGGGTCGTCGTTAAAAAACAAGTGTGTCGTCGTTGGGTCATTTTTTGATAATGCCCTTCGTGACGTGTACTTGCCCGTAGGCAACACAGAAACAGAATACACTACGTTACAACGTAGCAACAAATTAGCCATGCCTAACGCGGGTCAATTGCTGAAGGTTATTTTAAGACATGAATACACAGCGCCGACAAGCGGGACGTTAAGTTTGACCTTGCGACAAGTGGCGTTAGATAACACAACTACGGACAAGGAAACGATTACTACGACGCCCGTTTACGCGTCGCGTATGGAAACGACGTTTGAATTTACGGCTGCGGCGGGCATGGCTGAAGGTTCAACTTATGCGTTTTGGTTAGAAAACAACATGAACCAAGCTATGGGCAATGTGTCTTTTACAATTCTATTTCAACAATGAGCACACGTATCGACACCTTAACTGACGACGCTAAGTTGGACATTCTAGATTCGGAAATTTTGATACCTATTCTAGAAGAAATGGCCGCTAAGATTGAAGACCTTGAAACACGCCTAAGAGTAGTAGAGCCATGACACAGGAATTGATTAGTGTAGCACTTAGTGGAGCGACGGGCATACTGGCTACCTACGTCAAATTGCACACAGATATGACGAAGGTTAAGTCACGATTGTACCAGTTAGAAAAGAATGAGGAGAACGTAGCTAAGATTCTACGCGAATTGATGGACGGCGTAAATGAGATAAAGCTACTACTAGCTAAAAACAAAGTGGAGTGAGGTCACTGAACCGCATTATATTGCATTGCAGCGCCACTATTGAAGGCGCACACTTTGACGTTGCCACTATACGTCAATGGCATACTAGCCCGCCGCGCAATTGGTCAGACATTGGTTACCACTATGTGATATGGCTTGACGGCACAATAGAAAAGGGCAGACCAATTGAAAAGTCAGGGGCGCACACACGCGGCCACAACGCCGACAGCATAGGCGTGTGTTACATTGGTGGGGTAGATAAGGACAACAAACCAAAAGACACAATGACGCCGATACAGGACATAGCATTCATTAAGTTGGTGCAGAGTCTACGCATGGTATTCGGCCAACACCTTACAATCCACGGCCACAACGAATACGCTAAAAAAGCGTGCCCTTCGTTTGAGGTCGCAGACAAATACAATTTTTTAATTACAAATCATGAGTGAGTTTATCGCAGAAAACTGGTTGGCCTTGGTAGTCGGCCTTATGGCCTTCGTAAAAGTTATTGTCAACCTGACACCAACTGAAACCGACAACCAAATCTTCGGGTATATTGACGTGTTGATTACCGCAATTACTGGCGACCGCCGTAAGAAGAGTGAAGACTAACCTAGCGTCTTTGTTGTCACGTCTTGACCTAACTGAAATTTTCAAGACAAAAGGCAACCTACGTCGTTGGTCAGCAAAGCGGACTATAGGCGGCGTTATTGTACTGACAGCGTGTACAGAAATAACGGAGGTTGGGGCAACTTGGCCGCACGTTATTCTGTGCGCGGTCGGTGTCCTACCAATCTGTTTGTCATTCTATGAGCATACCAATACAAATACACGCGCGGAATGTACACGGCGTAAAGAGGGAAGTTGAGGCAGGCGAAAGAACGTACACGCTATTTCTAAGCGACGTACATTTTGACAGCACCAAGTGCGACCGCAAATTATTGAAGAAACATTTAGAACTAGCCCGTGAACGTAACGCAGCTATCTTTCTAAACGGCGACTTCCTTGACGCGATGGGTGGTAAATACGACCCACGCAATACATTGCCCGCAGGGTTACGCCCTGAGTACAGAGGGCAAGACTATTTTGATTTGATAGTCAACGATGCGGTTAAGTTTTTAGAGCCGTACAAAGACCTACTAACTATCTATGTGCAGGGCAACCACGAAACAAACGTACGCAAGCGACAGCACACGGACATAAGCAAACGAGTAGTAAACGGACTACAACACGTCGGGAGTAGTATAGAGTTAGGAGGTTATGCGGGTTGGGTACGTTGGCGATTTGCGTACCGCACCGAACAACGAAGTTATTTGATGCACTACCACCACGGGTACGGAGGCAACGCGCCACGAAGTAAAGGTGTGTTGGGCGTGGATATAGACGCCGCGCGATACCCTGACGCAGACATTTTACTACGTGGTCACGACCACAACAAATGGTATGTGCCTATGAGCGTTGAAAGGTTGACGCGCAAAATGGAACGACACCTACGAACTACCCACCACGTACGTTGCGGCAGCTACAAAAAGCTAGGCGACGGGTTTAGTGGATGGGAAACAGAAAAAGGATTTGGGCAACCGCGTTTAGGTGGTTGGTGGTGGGTCGTAGAATACACTGGCGGCAAATGGAATGATTGGGTAGAAGAAGCGATTTAAGTTGGCAGGGTAGTTTAGGTTGTGTACATTGCATTCGCTTGTCTAGGCATCTGATAAGCGCATAGTGTTTTATTCTCCCAACAGGTGAGGCCGTCCAAACGTGGGCGGCCTTTTCTGTTTTGCACGAACAATTGTTGATAAGCAACGTTTGGATATTGCGTACATTGCCGTACATTAGCGTCAGTTAAACAAACAAAACACTATGAGTTACACGTACAGAATTAGCGAAAACGCCGACATTACGTTGCTGCCAAACGACAAGTTGGAAACATTGCAGGAAGCCGTAGGCGGTTACATTCAATTGGTTTCTTCTCCATACGGCGATTGTTACGTCAACGAAGAGGGGTTGTTATTGGGGTTGAAGCCAAACGTATTCGCGTCGGCTATGTTGGGTCAACACATTGTAGGCGCAGTGGTACTATGCACTAAGATGGAAATGAACACGAACCCTTCCACGAATGAAAAGTAAACTGAAGCCAAACGGGGTGCGCAGCACGGCGTACCCCGATACGCCTGCGGAGGACTACAACGCATGGACGGCACACATTACGTCGCAAGAAATTGTGCGCGACATGGAAGAGTATAAGCGCAAGTTTGACGCGCTATGGTCAGAGTTCCAAAAATCAATTCAACAGAACTACGGATGAAAGCGTACCAAATACAATACCTGACGCAAGACGGAAACAAGTTTGTAGAGTGGGTGACGGGGTTGCGCAACGAAGTTGATGAATACATAGACCTACGATGCAAACGCAAGTTGTGGACACTTGACGAACTATGGGAGTACGACAGCAAAGACCCACGTGTTAATACTGGACACAAAGGATTGATAGTAACAAAAGGGAAACTATACACTGATTACCTAGAAGAAATTAACCTAAACTGAAACGATGGAAACGACAAAGATTGAACACCTGACACACACAGGTACAGACCAAGGCAAAGACGGCACAACCTACCACCGATTTGATTGCATTCTAGAAAATGGATTGGTAGGTGAGGTGTCAGCACAGACTATGACCCGTTGGGCGGTCGGCGAAGAGGTAGTAGTTAAGAGTCATAAACACACAAAATACGGGGTGCGGTTGTCCCTAGACAAGGCAGGTTACGCCACACAAAAACAACAGCAACCACGACAGGCGCAAGGCCACAATGTAGAAAGGCAAGAAAGCATTGTCACCCAGTGGGCTATACGTGAAGCGCAGCAATATCTGTTTCATGGTACGACAGCGCCCGACAAAGTAACGTTGTATGACATTTGGGGAGTAGCTAAACACCTGAAGTCAATGCACGACAACTTCGATACATGGGGAGGTATCTACAAAGAACAGACTTCGCAACGTGCGCAAGCCGTGTCAACAGAAAACATACCGCCCGTAGATGCACCTGCACACGGCGATAAAGACTTGCCGTTCTAATGGTACTAATTAACGGAGAGTATTTAGCAGATAGCGTAAACGAAGACGACGTACGTTGGGCTATGCAGTTGGCCGTGACTTCATTACAGGGAGCAGCCAACCACCAAGATTGGGAAAGTTATTGCAACAAAGTTGCTGAAGGCGCGATGCACCTTATAGGCACATTGAATATGATTAAAGATGAACTTGACATTTAACGCATTTATCAAAAAATACTATGGGTCACAGGCAAACATGGAGCGTCAACTTGGATTAGGAGTGAGGACGGCGGCACGTTGGTATCAACAAGACCCGCGACGCTTTCTGTACCACTTGGAAGACATGGTAGTTCAAACGGGATTAGATGCAAACACTATTTTAGAAATTATACAACAGCGTGAAAGCGACCTTAGACATATCAACAATGGGGGTTGAAGAACTGAAGCAGTGGCGTAAACACCTATTGATTAGGTTTGCCTACCAAGAGAATAAGAAAGACGTAAACCTGACTTCTAAGTATAGTCACCTTATCAGGGCATTAGGAGAAGAACTAAACAAAAGATGCAACACGACAAAGTACCTGCCGAGGTAACCCGACAATTTAAGGGGTTGTGGTTACCAGTGGAAATACTGAATACACACATGAGTGCAATAGCTAAATTGTTGTGGGCAGATATACATTCGTTTACAGGCAACCATTCGTACTTCTTTAAGAGCAATGAAACGATAGCGCGGGAGTACGGCGTAAGCCAACGCAGCGTATCGCGGGCTATAACGGAATTGAAAGAACGCGACTTAATAGAAGTAAAGACAGACGGCAGGGTGCGTAAGTGTCTAAGCAGACTAGACAATTTGTCTATGCAGGGTAGACAAAATGGCGAGGCAGGGTCGCCAAAATGTCTACATAGAATACAAAGTAGAGAACAACCTAGAAAACAAGTTAGTAGGGCAAAGCCAAATTCACGTCAAGAAGTGTATATCTACTTTAATGAATTGGGATTGGACACACACGAAGCAGATAAATTTGTTGACTACTACGAAAGCAATGGATGGAAACAAGGGCGCGGCAAATCTATAAAGGACTGGCAGGCCGCCGCTAGAAACTGGAAACGCAATGCAGAACAATGGAAACAAAAGTCACGCGGGTTTGACGCGGGCAACTTCACAACTGACGGAGCAATCGACTTCGTTGTTAATGGGTGAGATTGCAGGGGTCACACCTACGGACGCTTGGACAAAGGGCACAAACATAAAGTCGGCTATGAAGGTAGACGAAGTGCATGAGAAGGGCGTGCGGTTGTGGTTGGTAACAGAGGTAGGTAGATTGTGCAAAATGGTTGACGCAAACAAGACCCTATCAACAGACGAAGAGTTGACTATGACTTGTCGAGCCATTGTAGAAGATTTCCCTGCATTGAAATTGGAAGAGGTGCGAACTTGTTTTGACATGATTATTCAAGGCAAAATGGGTAAGCTATACGAACGATTGAAGACCGCCGAAATACTTGACGCGTTGCGCAGGTATGAGGGGGAAGTACGCGCACCAATTCTTGAACGGCAAATGCAAAACAGGAAGTATGAACACGTCGATAGGTTAAAGCATGACCTAGGCGAGTCACAACCAGTACGCGAAGCGGTTGACCAACTGAAGGTCACGACACCCGATAAGCCAAAGAATAGTGGGTTGGGTCAGCGCGTCAAGAAACACCTAGGCACGGAGTAATTATATTGTAGATTGTGAGTAAGTCACGCGAAGTAAAAAAACTAGACGCCGTATTCAGTCAATACGTGCGAAAGTTTCACGCCGATAAGTACGGCCTTTGTACTTGTGTGACGTGTGGCGTTCAGCGCGAAGTCAAGTCTATGCACGCGGGGCATTTTATGAGTCGGTCATGTTATAGTACGCGTTGGCTGCACGTGCCCGAAGAAGGTTTAGTCAATGTTTTGCCCCAGTGCCCAAAATGTAATTTGTACGATAGCAACCAAAACTATAAATATGGACTAGCGTTGGACGCTAAGTATGGCAAGGGCACAGCCGAGCGCATATACAACATGAGCAAAGAAACAAAGAAGTATAGTTTACAGGACATAGTAGATATGCGCAAGCACTACAAAAAACTATTGGACGAGTTGTGAGTTGTACCGCCTGCACTGAGCAATTTCTAGTTGATGCGTACGAGCAGCTACAGGATATGTGCCGAATGTATGTAGGCGAATCTTTGGGCGACGACCTTTTTCATGACACCTGCATTTGGTTACTGGAAGACACGACAGGCAAGTACGAAGAAATGTGTGAGCGTGGCGAACTATGGTACTACATTGCGAGGGTTCTAAAGATTAACGCGTTTAGCAAGACGACAAGGTTCTACTACAAATACAAGAAACACAAAGAAATAGAGGACAACACAATAGACTTCCACGTTCAATTCTTAGTGTATAGTCAGGAAACAGAGGACACAATGACGAGGACGATTAAGAACAAGGTGGCAGCCATTAACAAAGTGCTTGCCGACATACCTTGGTTTGAGCGCGAAATTTTCAAAGTCTATTATTTACACGAACACACATTACAAACCCTAAGCGATGCAACAGGAATCAACAAAAACACAATCCACAAAGCCATTAGAAGAGCCAAGCGCAAAATCCAAAAGCACAACGAAGCGCAAGCCACGAACAACAAAGAAGAAAAAAGCACCGAGTAAGGGGCTAGGCGATACCATTGCTAAAGTGACTGAGGCAACAGGTATTGATAAAGTGGTTAAGGCAGTAGCGGGTGACGACTGCGGATGCAAGGAACGTCAGGAAGCGTTAAACAAATTGTTTCCGTACGCGCAACTGATGGATGACGAAAGCAAAGAGAAATGGGAAACTATTTTGCAACCCGCATGGAAAAGCGGAAGATTGCGTAAACCCGAACAAATCCAATTGGTCAATGTGTGGGAACAGGTGTACGGACAACGCAGGAAGTTCACTAACTGCGGCACGTGCTTAGTCACAGCGTTGAAGAAACTAGAACAAGTTTACGAGGCGTCATGCGAATAATGTACGCGGCACAACTGGACGGCTACCAACGCCGTAAAGACAGGTCGGTCACACTGCGATTTGTCACACAGGAATTGTCAACAAACGAGGTAAGTACAATTGACAGCCAACTAGACACCTTTGGTATTTTGTATTTTAGAGGACAAGAAACGATGCCCAAGGAAGAGTTAGAAGAACTAGACGCAATTGAACTAGACCTATACGACGAACCAAAGACACAGAGTCAAAGGTTGCGCAATGTCTTGTTCAAGTTTTGGAAGATGGAAGAACGCGGAAACTTCAAAGACTTTTACAAAAACGAAACAGAGAGAATCATACAACACTATAAAAACAAGTTAGAAGAATGAAAAAGGAAACACACAAAACGCGTTTGTTGGAGTACCTACAGAACCACAAAAGCATAACCAGTCTGCAAGCCATTCAAGACCTTGGCAACACACGACTATCTGCAACCATTCACACATTACGAAGAGAAGGTTACGACGTACCTATGACTATGGTAGACGTACCTAACAGGTGGGGAGGTAAGACAAGTGTGGCACGTTACACGCTAGGTAGCGTATTGTAAACAACAACTAGAAACAATGCCATTCAAGAAAGGACAAAGCGGCAACCCAAAGGGTAGACCAAAGGGGGCGCAGGATAAAGTGAGCAGCGAAGCGCGGGCGTTGTTCGTGTCTATTATGAACGGCGAGGTCAAGCATATCGAGGACGCCCTAGACGCGTTGCGTACCGAGTCAAGCGAGAAGTACCTAAAAGCACTTGGCGGGTTGATGCCATACTTTATGCCCAAGCAACAAGAATTGCAAGTAAGCATGGACGTAGAGCCAACAACGCCGACATGGTTTGACGAAGTGCTAGAACGCACAGACCAAAAAGAAAGCAATTTGGGCAAGGAAGAGTGACGCAGCCCAAGACATACTACGACTTAAAGAGTTGCAAGAAACGCCTATCTATACACCAAGGCGGCAGTCGTAGTGGCAAGACGTTTAGTTGTGTGCAGGTATTGGCTGAGTGGTGCGCGGCCAACCCGAATGCAGGTTGGACAATTAGCGTAGTACGCAAGACGTTTCCTAGTTTGCGCGGGTCAGTGCTGCGTGACTTTGTGGAGGTGCTAACAAGTCAGGGTTGGTACACTGAGAAGAACCACAACAAAACCGAGCAGACGTATTACTTGTTTGGCAATATGTGGGAGTTTATTAGCGTAGACACACCCGACAGAATACGAGGACGCAAAAGACAAATTTGTTACGTCAACGAAATAAACGAGTTGTCGCGGGACGAAACGTACCAGTTGCTTATGCGTACAACAGAGAAGTTCATTTGTGACTTTAACCCGTCGATGGAGTATTCGTACATATACGACGAATTGATACCTAGGGACGACGCCAACTTTTTTATTAGCACATACAAAGACAACCCGTTTCTGAATGCACAGACCATTGCGGAAATTGAACGCCTCAAAGACACAGACGAAAACTACTGGCGTGTGTTTGGGTTGGGTCAGAAGGGCGTCAGCCGTGACAATGTTTTTGTAACACACACGTACAAGGATAGACCTGAACAGGCAAAGCTATTGGCCTATGGTTTGGATTGGGGGTACGCTACTGACCCGACGGCACTTGTTGCAGTTTACATTCTAGGCGATAGGCAGGGCGACATTTATATAGAAGAGGTCATGTATGAAACAGGTATGACCAACCAAGACTTAGCCCAGTATATGCGCGACGTAGGCATAACGCGCAGTGACGAAGTAATTGCCGACAGCGCCGAACCAAAAAGCATTGAGGAGTTACGACGCGAAGGGTTCAATGTCAAGCCCGCAAAGAAAGGTGCAGACTCAGTACGGGCGGGCATTGATATTATGCGCCGCCGCAAGTTGTACGTCAAGGCCGATAGTGTCAACGTCAACAAAGAGTTTCGCAACTACAAATGGAAGTCCGATAAAGACGGCAGGTTGATGGGACAACCAGTAGATTTGTATAACCACGCCGTAGACGCAACGCGTTACGTGTGCCTAAATAAACTAGCCAACCGCACAGGCCATTACGTCATAGCATGAACAAGAAAATTAAGATACCCGAAAGTTGGGAGGACATTACTATTGGTCAGTACCAACACTACACAAAGAGCATTGAACACGCACGCACGGACAAAGAGAAGGCCGTTGTAGCGATTACAGCGTTCTGCGATTTGAATGAATTAGAGGTAGATTACCTGACCAACGCAAGCTATAACGACATTGTGCAGCGCCTAAAGTGGGTAGAGGAAGAACCAAAGGAACATTACGAGTTGGTACAGATATTTGAGGTTGAAGGCAACCAATACGGGTTTATACCGAATTGGGCTAAACTAACCTTTGGTGAATATGTAGACCTTGAAATGCACTGCACGAAGGGCGACCTATGGCAAAACCTAGACAGGGCGTTAGCTATCATGTATCGACCCGTCATTGAACATATCAAAGGCCACTACAAAATTGAGGACTACACAATTGATGAAGATAGGGTGGCGTTAATGCGTGAAATGCCTATGACGTTGGCCGTAGGTGCGATGCTTTTTTTTTGGAATACCGCAGAAACCTTTGCGATAGATATGCCGTTCTATTCACAAGTGTGGAACAATCAGAGGGCAAACGGGAGTTTAGGGATAAATGGGGATGGTACAGAGTAATGTACCGCTTGGCTAACGGGGACTTACTACAACTGGATGCGGTCAGCCGTATATTGATTACTGAGGCGTTTACTTTCCTTGCCTACGAAATCGACCTACAGCTAACTGAAAGCATAAAAATCAATGGAAACGCTTAAAGACATTGACCTGACGTTTCGCACGATTGTAGACGCACACGAAATTCTACAGGCGTTTCACACCAACAGCACGCAGGAACTAGACATTGAACAAATAGGTGTTGACAAATACCCTTTGTTGTATGCCAATTGTAGCGGCGCACAGATTAACAGCGGATATGTGCAGTACAGGTATGAAGTCATAGTAGCAGACCTAGTAATTGAAGAGCAGACCGACACGCTAGTAGACGTGTACACCGAAACGTTTTTGCTTATGCAAGACGTAGTGGCGCAGTTTAGTTTGGCCGTTAGTGCGGCGGCAGACAACAGGGTAAATAAAACATGGGCTTTTGAAATGCCCGTGGATTGTCAGCCGTTTACAAGCAAGTTCAGTAACCTACTTACGGGTTGGTCGGCTACGTTTACAATTCATGTACCCGCACCACTGAACCTATGCGAAGCACCTTTTGAATGATTTTAGAATTAAAGGTGAGCATTTTAGGACGCGACGAGCGTGTCAAGCTAAACAAGGTTTACCAAACACTGAATAGCTATGGGGCGTTTGTGTCTAGAACGGCGCGGGCAATACTGGACAAGGCAGGCAAAAACAGCACGGGCAACCTAAGCGATAGCATTGAACATGAGGTGTCCGTTGACGACCAAGGCAACGCCGTAGTTACGTGGCCTATGGAAAATGCGCCGTATTGGGTATTTGTGGAGAAAGGCGTGCGTGGGGCACTGACAAGCAACAAAGCGCCTGACAGCCCGTTTCAGTTTGGCACAGGTAGCGGCGAGGTGGGCGGGCTGCGTAGGGGCATTAGGCAGTGGATTGTAGACAAGCCCGTAGCCCAGTGGAACGATAAAAAGACAGGTCGGTTTATGTCGTACGACGGCATGGCCTATGTTATTAGCCGCAACGTTTACCTGCATGGTATTGCTCCAACGCCCTTTTTAATGCCTACTATTCAAGCGCAATTTACACGCTACAAGAAACTTCTAGAAAACGCATACGCCAAAGACATTAGCGCAGCGATTGGCAATGTGCTGCAACGCAAAGTCAACA